AAACTTCTTATAAAGTTTATACATTTTATCGTTAAACATACTAACTAATCCATCTTTAACATCATAATTATCAACTATCTTTTTTAAATCTCTTGTTATTTTAGCTCTTCCATTTTTACTAACTATAAAAATATCTGCTGGATTCCAAGAATCTTTTTTTGTAAAATTTGTTTTACTTACAAATTTATTAATAGTAGTCGTAAAATCTGATGTATCCGTAGCATCGTGGATTATATCAAAATTACTTAAAGAACCTACAACCTTCTTTACTGCTGGTCTTGTAAGTTGAAATGTATCGTACCAATCAGAAAAGGCGTCTGGATTATTTTGAAATATAGATTGTTTAGTATCTTTAGCAGTTTTAATATCTTTTCTCAAAGACATTACGGTTGCTAATTCACCTGCGTCTGCTAATGCTTTACCTAACGCATTCCTTGATGTAGCACCCATACCTGAAAACGGTGCTTTATCTATTTCTATAAATGTAAAATACTTTTTACCATCGGTAAATATAGGTGCGTATTTGTTGTTAGGATAAAGTATTTTACTATACTTTTGAAAATCTGTTTGTGTTTTTTCTAACATATCAATATCTTTAGTTTTTTTAAACTTGTAGGACTTGCCGCCTTCTACTTTTATTGATGTGCCTTTTTTAATTTTGGCTACAATAGATACGATATATTTTGATTTAGGTAAATCTTTCCTTTGAAATAATGCCATAGTTCTCTCTCTAACTATATTTATTTGTGATAATCAGTTAGGAAATGTGGTATACCTCCATTAACTTGCCAAACTCTATGTTTATTTTGAAATCTTACTAATGCTCTTGCGTCTTTTTCAAAGAAGAAGTCTTTAATGATTGTGCCTGTAGGTTTTTCTGTAACTCTCCAGTAAATCTTACCTTTCTTCTTTACCATAGATTTTGTGTAATGTAGTAACTCACCTTCTTCCAAATGTCTTGTTCCTTTTTGTTTTATCTTATTAATTGCTTTTTTACGAGGCATATATTTTTTAAACTTTGAAGTCAGAAAACTTATCGTATGGGTCAACTTCAATTTCTTTCTCCTGGTTAGCGTCTACTATGTTTTGTGCTTTTTGTTCTACATCATACAATCTCATCTTACTTCTATCAACGCCAATAATAAAACTACGATTGATTGCAGGATCACTATATCTGTTTTTCAATTGTTTAACTTTCATCTGATTAAGACTATCTAACTCTTCGTTAGTCATTAAAGCAAACATAAAGTCAGCAGTTGCAGGTAAACCAAAACTCTCGGAAGTATCTTCAAGTCCAATATCTGTACTAGTATAACCACTTCTTGTAGTTTGTGTAGCAGTAAATATTGGTAACTTAAATTCAACAGCAAGACCTCGGAGTTCTTCTGCGATTGCTTTTATGTAGAAGTAAGATGAAATATTACCACCTTTAAATCTACTTGAAGCACAGATATTAAGATAATCAATAAACAATACATCTGGTCTAAAACTTTTCTTTAATGCAAGTTCATTTAATAATGATTTAAAATGTCCACTATGAGCAGAAGCAGTTGGGTATTCTTTAATAATTAATTTGCCAGGACTTCTTTCTTTCAATCTTTTTACTCTATCATCAAACATTTGTTTAGGTAGAGCGTGTAAATCATCTGTTGTTACATCTAATAAGTTTGCGTCTATTCTTTCAGCAATTCTTTCTTCTGCCATTTCTAAAGTAATGTATAAAACATTTTTACCTTCAAGTAAACTAGAGGCAGCCAGGTGACACATAAACAAAGATTTACCAACACCTGTACCTGCAAGACAAACATTTAAAGTCTTTTGAGGAACGCCGCCTTTAGTTATCTTGTTAAAATATTGTAAGTCAAAAGGTAATCTTAATTCAGTCCGATGGTACCAATCAAATCTATCATCTGCGTCATCAATGTAATCGTGCCCAATATGATTATCAAAAGACACAGCAAGAGCTTCAGATAAAATTGAAGGAATGGCCTCCGGAGTTCTTTTCTTGTCTTTTCCATCCAAGATTTTAATTCCGTTAAGTACCGCATTGTTTACCGCCTTGTCTTTACAGAATTTCTCCGTAGTATCAAGCAACCATTGTATATCGTTTTCTTCGTAAGAAAGTCCGTTTATAGTTTGTTTTATTGCTTTATATTCTTCCTCGGTAATATCTTTTCTATTGCCTAATTCTATAATCAAGGTTTCTTTTGTAGGAAGATTATTATATTTATCTACAAAAGCATAGATTTCAGAAAATAAAACTTTATCACTTCTATTCGCAAAGTAATCATCTTTAAGAAAAGGTAAAACTTTTCTACAATAATCTTCATTGTAAATTAAGTGTGAAAGTATTGTATCTTCTAATCTATTTGTCATCAAGGATTGTACCATCTTTTATTTTCTCGTCCATAAGTTCAACTAATATATCTCCAATATACTTTATAAAACCTTCTTTGTCAAGGTCTAAATCTAGTTTATCAGGTTTTTTTAGTAATGTCCATTGGAATTGTAAAGGCATTTGTCCTTCAGAAGTTTCTTGCTGAGCAAACTGCACTTTACCGTAATGATAGATTACATCTTTGTACTTGCCTTCAACGATTTTTATACTACTAAAATCATCTCCGTCTCTTTGAACAAAGACATATCTTTTCTTATTCGCCGTAGAGGAATTTTCTTTTTGCTTGTTCATCAATCTTTTCCAATACTTCTTTACTAAAATATTTTTCAGGTTCGTTCATAATAGACTTACCAAATACTTTTGAGCCATCAGGCATTTCATATCTAGTTGAAACTTTTTTGAAGACACCACTCTCTTCTGCAAGTTCTATTAATCCATAATGTTTATCTAAACCTTTTTCGTAAGTTAAAAGTACATCTATCATTGCATTTTCTTTAGTCAACCTTGACTTATAATTTTTACAATGAATAATATTACCGACAACTTCTGTGCCATCTTTTACTTTTTTCTTTCCGAGATAAATGATTGATGAGGCAGCGTATTTAAGACCAGAGCCGCCACCCATTTCTTTTTGAGGGAACATTGAACCTATTACATCATAAGTATGATTGGTCATAATCATAGGTATATTTGCCTTACCTAATTTCAATGTTAAAACTCTAAATGTTGACTTCACAATTTGAGACCTTGTCATATCTCTAGTCTCTTTACCTTCGGCAGTATCTTCCATTTCTTTTGTAGTAGATAACATACCTAAACTATCTAAAACAAACATAATAGGTTTTCTATCTTTTTCAGGTTGTTCTAGGTACTTGTCAACGATTTTAATTGATTGTGTTCTAAATTCTTGTACGGTTGCAACAGGAACAACTACAAATCTTTTACTATCAATACCTCTATCTTCAATCATATTTTTAGATACTGCACTCTCACTTTCAAAGTAAATGATACCTGCGTCTTTATCCATATCTAAAAAGTTCTTACAGATTGATAAAGCAAAAAATGTTTTACCTGTAGCACTTTCACCAGCGATAGCGGTAATTTTATTAGCAGGCATACCGCCATATATACTGCCTGATAATAACGCATTAAGAGAATAGCAACCTGTGTCAACAAAGTTGGTCACATCGCCAGCGTCTATGCCTTCACTTGCTAGTGTAGCATATTCATTGCCTGTCTCTTTTATAATGTCTTTTAAAAAGTCTTTTGTCATAATTTCTCCATACTATACTAATTTGTGTTAATTGTCAAGCACCTGTTGTTTGGCTCTCAATACAACTTTTCTGCCAGAAGGTATACCCTCACCTTCTATTTGCCATTTCTCGTCTTTAGGTACCCAACTCTTTGGTGGATCCTCATACTCACTTGGGTCTATCTTGTCCCATAAGTTTTCTGATAAATCGGGTAAGTGTACTGGTCCGTGTTGATTGAATACTCTACCATTAAATCGTTCAGTTGCTTTTTCAATTTGTTCTCTATTGTATTCAACTTTCCGTTGATAGTCGTAGTATTCTTTCTTATTGTTGTATTCGTCTTTGTTTATTGGCATTGTATCTCTTGTCATAGGAAACTTTCTAATGTACCTTTTCTACTTAATGAAAAGAAATCATAATCTTTAGGACCGAAGCACCAAACATTTTCAATATACTTCATCGCCATAAACTCTTTTAGTTCTTCTTTAGTTTTAAACTTAGCATTACCTTGTGGTCTTTGCATTATGACCATACCAATTTGACCTATGAATTTGTCTTTATTATTATTTATCAATTCATCACTTGACCTATACCGTACATTTTTGACTTTCGGATCCATTATGTTTACTAACATAAATTTAGATTTAGAAAGTGTCTTTTCTGCGACAGGTAAATAAAAGTCATCACGCCATTTTTCATATTCATTAAATTTAAACCACGATTGATTTTCTTCTTTCTCACCACCTTTATTATATTCTTCTGTACT